CTTGGTAGTTTCCAGAGCCACCTTGGCAGTAGGGACCTAGGTATGCCTGTAGCCAGGGGTAAACGTCGAAGACGTTGTTGATCGTGCCAGCAGATTGGCTGCTTTTGTTGTACTTGACTTTTAGGTCGCCCAGTTCAACTTGTTCGTAGAGGCCCGTGCCAGTGGAGTTGATGATGGCGCTGGTGTCGTTTGCTAAGGCCCGTGCCAGCTCGTAGGTGGCGTTTTTGATGGGTAGGGGGATCAATGTGCAGGCGAGGTCCACGCCGTCCACTGTGAACTCTTCACGGGGCCACTTCAGGGCTTGGGTGGTGGTGCAGCGGTCGCCGTAGTAGGTCAGGCCGTCGAGCCAGCCGGTGGCGGAGATCAGGGCACGATTTTTTTGGTCGTCAGTTTTGCTGGTCCAGGTGCTGGAATCGGGCACCGTCTCGAAGTACGTGTTGGCTTGAGCCAGTGTCACGTAACTGTTGGCCGAAGCTCCGCTGAGAGTGGCGTCGATGACTGCGGCCACGGCCTACACAAAATACTTTTACTAAGTGTAGCGGTGAACTCTTCGTGTTCTGCGGCGTTTGGGTGGTTCTAGCAAACTGGCGTGGTATACCTCGACGCCTTGCATCTCAAATTCGGCGGAGGCTTCCAGGTGTTTGCCGTATGGAATGTCGACATGCCAACGTTTGTTATCCTGTAACAGAAAGAATCGCACCAGTTTCATGCCTGTTAAGAAATTTGTTCCTGAGGTCAGCGTAGAAGAGCCTAAATCCACGGCTCTTGACTTTTCGGTTGTGCGTAACTGGACTGATGTGGCTGCTGAAATTCAGAAGCTGCGTGGGGAAGGGGTTACTGTTCCAGACATTGCTGAACAGCTCAAAGTCAGTTATGTGTTGGTCAATCAGTGTGTGCTCCAGTCCTACAAGATGCTGATCGACTCCGTGCAGGTGTTTGAACGGCAGGAAGGTAAGCGGCTGAATCCTGAAGGTTGATTTTTAGACAAAGAAAAAGGCCCCCACTGGGGGCCCATTTTTTGTGTCCGAAAACGATCAGGCGTAGACGGAGGTGTCGAAGGGGGTGTTGACCAGCAGGCGGGTGATGGGGACCATTTTGGTGGTGCCGTACACGAGGTTCCAGCTGGCAGTGGCGGCCAGGTTGCCGCTGCTGTTGGCGTTGGTGGGGTTGTCGCCGTTGGCGGCCCACTTGGTGCCAGCAACGTGGTAACCGTAGTGGTAATCCACAGCGATCACGTCCTGCATCGACAGGATGTTACGGTCGGCAGCCAGGCGCAGGTCCTGTTGGATGCCTTCCGAGATCACACCAGACTTGAACAGGTACACGGGGTACTTGACAAGGTGGGTAGCAGTGCCGCCGGTCAGAGAAACGATCTGGTCGTCAACCACAACCCGGAGGCCGCAGAAGTAAGCCACATCGGTGTTGGTCAGACCAACGCCGCCGCCACCCCAGGTCACTGCACCAGCAGCAGCCAGAGCAGAGGTCGAGAAGGTCAGGGCGCCAACCTGCATCAGGTACGCATACACATTGCTGTGCATTGCGATGGTGTCGAGGTCATAGCCGCGCTCACCCAGCAGGTTGCGAGCAGCAATCACGTTGGCAGCCGAGATGTAGTTGGCCTCGGTTGCACTGGTGGTGCCGGTCTTGTTGGTTTGGTTAGCGCCCAGGACGCCAGCAGCGCTGATGCCGCCGAACAAACCAGCCAGTTGGGCCAGCAGGGTTGCGGTCTTCAGCTTGTTGATTGCAGCGGTCAGCTGGTTGCGAACGTGACCCAGGGGATCAGCGCCAGAACCGAGCTGGGACAGATCATCGGCAGCGTAGGCAAAGCCACGGTGCAGGATGGTCATGATCTGTTGGTCAGCCGTCGTCTTTTGGGGAGTCAGGTAACCAGCAGTTGAGGTGCCCCAGTTGGAGGCAGAGGTGATCTGCTCTTCGGTGGGGTTGATGGGATCGAAGAAGGGGACTTGAACGCGGGTGCCGCCAGCGCGGGCATCCAAAGCAGCGTTACGGGCAACGATGCCAGATTGGATCCACTTGGACTGGTTGAAGATACCTTCAGCGGTGTACTGAAGGAACTCGGGGCGCGTAACCAGATCCGACAGGAATGTTCCGCCGGTGTAGTTTTCGAGGCTTGCAGACATTGGATTGCTCCGGTGGGGTTAGTTGACGGGGTGCCCCACAGGGGCTAGGCGCCAGCCTCGGATTTCAGGAGGCGGGCCATATCAGGATCCTTACTGAGAAGGATCATTTGTTGCGTTACGTTCCAGGAATCCTTGGTCCAAGGATTGTTTTGACCTGGGACGGCGGAAGCGCGGGCACTGCCTGCAACTCCCATACCCGAGCGGTTTGTGGCGGAGAAATGATGCTCATAACCACTGCCCGGATTTTTCAAGTTGGCGATGTATTCACCAACTGGAACTTCGACACCTCCGGCGACAGCCACGGGCTGTCCATCTTTGGTGCGAAGGTTCTCCTGCAATAGACGATAGAGCTGTTCGGGAGCAACTGCACCAGCGCTTGATAATTGGGCAATTGCAGCAGATTTGATCTGCTCTTTAGTGAAACCACTGCGAATTTCTTCGATTGTGGATTCTTTATCGGTCAACTGTTGCTTGAGTTCAGCAACAGTTTTTTGGGCCTCTTCCCAAAGTGTTTTGTACTCGCCAGTTTCAGCGAGTTTTTGGGTTTTGGCCTGCTCCTGCACAGCCCGAATTTCTTCGAGTTGGGCTTGGAGACTTTCCCGTGCCTCTTTGTCCTTGCGACGTTCACCGATAAGTTCGGCGTTTTTGGCCTTGAGGGCCTCAATTTGGATCGCAAAGTCCGGTGTTTCAGCCACAGGCTGGGACGGGGTTGGCTCCACAGGAGTTACTTCCGTTTGTTGAATTTCGGGCACGGCAATGTATTACTTGGACACATCTACTTTAGCACTTAAGAAGAGGACTCCACCTCCATGCGGTCTTCCATGTCGTCTTCGCCAGTATTTTCTGCTTCCTCAGGTAGTGAAAGGGCGTTTTCTGTGGAGGGTTCTAGTTCGTCCTCAATATTGGTGTCATCGGGAAGGATTTCGCCGCGCCGTAAAACTTCCAGCAACATGGCGTCGCTGATCTTGCCGTCGGTGTTGAGTTGACTGAGGACGGAGATGTCTTGGCCGATCAGGCGGTAGTAGTCGAAGTCGCGGTCGATGCTGATTTCGGGGGGTTCGATGCCCACATATTGGGCGGCGAGGGCAAATGCTTGGTTCAATGCTGACTCCAGCTCTTGGCTGACGATGGCCAGCACCGAGTTGGATTGGGCCTGGTCGATGCGCTTGGCCTCGGCAGACTCGGCAACGAACTTTTGGCCGAATAGTTTGGTGATGCCTAATGTGGACATCTGGCCTTCGAGCGCTTGGATCTCGTTCATCTGGGCGTCAAAGCTGGTCGCGTCGGCTTGGACGTAATACGCTTTATTGCCAGGGGTCATTGAAATGGCATAGTTGACGCCCATTGCCACGGGGCCCGTCGTGTCGTCCCAGCCTTCTAGGACAAGAGTGGGCATGGCGGCAATGTGCAGCGCGTGAATTAGGTCGGCCTGGCGCTGGTAGTGGGTGATGTTCAGGTTGGCGATGTCCAGCAGTGGGGGCTGGGAGCGCAACATTCCACGCCGGTTGCTGTAGATCGGCACTAGGGGGATTTCGTCCAGGCTGTAGGTGCCAGATTCGTAGATGTTGACGGTTTCTTGGCCCAGCGTGTACAGGTCGTAGCGGCCTGGGTAGATGACCCGCATCTGCTCCACCTGGTCCTCACCAAACTCGTTGATGGGTTGGGTGGTGTACTCGTGGATTCTTACTTGGGTAAGTCGGGAGCCGGGCATCGTGGATTCTTGGCGCCAACCCCAGATTTGGGGGGCGTCCACGTGGATGAAATAGGGGCGGCGGCCCATGGCCCGTTCCTCGGCCAAGGTGCGAGCGTTACCGATGGGTGGGTAGTCAACCAAAATGGCGCTATGCCCGAAGGTCATGCTGCTGACCAATGCCCGCCGGGCATACTCGTTGATGTTGGAGCCGATGCCGTCGATGTTCTGGGCAAGATCCAGCCAGTACTGGTCGCCTTCGATGTGGATTGGTTTACGCAGAATGGCGCCAGCTGCGGTTTCGATTAGGCGGCTGGTGTAGGGCGATAGGACGCTACGGTCGATGCGGGTTTGCCAGGCAGCGTCGTCCTCGCGGGGTTCCTGCGGTAAATAGGTGTCGGCTAGGTCGCGGAGGTAGTCGGTGCCGTTGGTTACGGCGGCCATTACGTTCCAGTTTGTTGTCATGCCGATCACCTCTAGCGATCGGACAAAGGGAGATTCGCTGACTACAGCGTATGTAAATGGGGATGAGCCGCTGTAGACCACGGTGTTGACTCCTACATTGCTTCTATTTTGACAGGTCTAACTTAACCTTGTTCGATCAAAATAGGTGTATTCCAGCAAAGGGGTGCGGTGTCTAAGCGTGAGTGGAATACGCCGCTGCGAGAGCCGTGGAATCCCGTTATTTCGCATTTACTGAAGGCTATTGATAATCATGTAGCCTGTTTTTTGACAACGGGGGAGATTTGGCACCTTAAAAAGGCGCACGAGTTGCGGGATTATGTGCGCGAGTTAAAAGAGTGGCTATGTAAACAGGAAACTACTTAGTTACCACTTGACTTTATTGGCCCAGTAGGCCGCACTCATCTTGCCCTTGGCTATATTTTTGGCGTGGCGAGCTTGAAATGATGCACGCCTAGCCTTATCTGCTGCTGATTCTCCAGCTTGTGCGGGTGAGCCAGAGACACCCTGCTGGCCAAAACGAATCAGTTTTACCGTGTCGCCTTCCTTGGCAAGGACGACGTGGGATTTTTTGGGGTGGCCGGGAGTGCGCTTGGGTTTGTTATACCCTGAAAATTTTTCGCCGCGATAGTCAATCATCTTCGTCCTCCACTTCGATGATGACCTCGATGCCACCGGCGAGACGTGCCATCAAGGCGGCAAAGTCTTCTGGGTCGGTTGGGGTCATGAACACAAAAGTGGCCTCGGTCATGCGGGTTTGAGCGTCAACCTCCATGTGGAGACAGCCGCCTTGGCAAATTCGGGTGCCCATTAGCCGTGGTACGCAACACCGATATTTGCCAGCACACTAACAGTGCCAGATGAAATGGAGGCAATGCGCACGCGAAGACGATTTGCCGGTTTGCCGTCGTAGGAATAGATGTATTGACCGGCTGAGTTGATGGTTTTGCTGGTGTCTAGTGCAAACCAGGCACCCGTTTCGTTAAAGTTTGCCTCTAAGGCAACAGTAAAGTTGGCACTTGTGCCAACAACAATGGCGAATGTGTAACAATCGCCGTCAGCATGTACTTCAAATGCGTCGTTTACAGCTGTAAGGGGAGTACTTTGATGATACTCAACTACATTAGTACCGCGCTTAATTGTGATAGCCATTACTTTTTACCTTTTTTGGGGGTGGGCTTCTTCTTGGCAGCGGGCTTTTTCTTGGGCATTGACATGCCAGCCTCGCTAAGTGCGATGGCGATGGCCTGTTTGCGGGACTTTACGACGGGGCCTTCCTTGCTACCGGAATGCAGTTCGCCTTTGCCGTACTCGCGCATGACCTTGGCGGTCTTTTTCTGAGCTTTAGTGGGCTTTTTGGCCATGTAACTACTCCAGTTAATACACACGATAGCCGGTTTGGCCCATTGTTTCTGGTTTGGCGAGGTTGAATACTTGGAGGCAGAGATAACCCAAAGCATCGAAACTGTGGTCTACGCCTAGATTTTTGTTGGGTAGGCCGGTGCCAGAGGCGTAGGTCAATGTGCGGAGGGATTTGATTAGTTCCTTACAGCGCGGGTGGATAAATAGGCGGCGGGTTCCAGACGCATCCAGTAGGGCGGTGTTGACGCAGGTGATCTTGTCGCGGATTTTCCATGGGGCCCTGGGGCTGGATACTTTAAAGCCCGAGCGTTTCAAGATGGTGTGGTCGGTAACGCCAATGCCGCTGGTTTTGCGGGCGCCACCCGTGGGGTCGGGACAGGCGATGATTCGGCGATCCACCCCGTAGCGGCGTTGGACTTCTTCGCAGAAATCCCAGGTGGTGGCCCCACCCGTCATCACAATTTCGTCGAATACCCAGAGGTCGTTGCCTTTTTTGACCGCGCAGACGCCGGACATGGGGTCCACGTTGAAGTCCACCCCCAGCAATAGCGGCAGGACGGGGAGATCTTGCACCACGCCGTCGATGTTGGCGTCTGAAAAGGAGACGGCGACGAGACCACTGAGATTCTCGAAGCTGGCCTCGAACTCCTGGCGGAATGTTCGAGGGTCGAGCTGGCCTCGGGCGGCCTCGATTTCGGCGGCTGGGACGTTATCGCCGTCGATTGTGGTGAATTGCCACCGCGCCCAGTCCTTATCGCCCTCCTCGCAATAGCACCACATGTCGTAGAACCAGCTGGCGGTTCCATCCGGGGTGGAGATGAACAAG